CAGATATTGTTTAACAGCCATAAACGATAATGATCTTACTTCTCCTCTATCCTTAGCATTATCTCTTGTCGGATTGTATTGAGAATGAACAGCAATTTTATTCATATAAGTATTTCGCAAGACTTCTTCCGCGTTGCTCAGCTCTGAATCATAATGAATCTTAAGTTTTGGAGGATTACAGTTAACCTGTTCATCTGTGTAGCTTTTCACACCATCAGCGACTAATTCATCGTATACCGATTCATGTATTACCAGACCGCTGAACTCATCTAACAACGGAATAAGCCAATATTCTTTAAAATCAGTAAATGAATAGGCCTTTACCTTTGCTACTTTACTCCTGTCTGGCGGAATAAAGAAATTTGCATCCAAAAATACCTTTTGACTCGGATTTTGTACGATACTCAAGAAGGCAAGATTAATCTCTTTTGTGTCTACCTTCATTAATCTTCCTCGCTTTCCAGAAAATCCATCAAGTCTTCATCCAACTCTACTGCCATATCAAAACCAAAATCTTCTGGTTTTTTATCAAACATGGCTAATGTACTAACGAATTCATCGTCATCAATAAAGCCATCTTCGTAATTGCTGATAATCGTTTCTACAATCTTATTAGAAACACCCACTGTTTTTGTTTTTTTGTTTAGAAGTTCCGATATCTCCACATCAATATTCTTTAAGAGTCTTCTGTACATTCCATCTTCACTTCGACAATCTATTTCGTACAGTTTCTCATATTGACTTTCGTCAATAAATCCTTCTTCAAACAATCTGTTGATAATCGCTTGAAAAGGAAGCCACCAATCGCATTGTATTCTAGCGATAAACCGCAATAATCTAGCCTCTGGAATTTCTCTCATATCAGAGTTTCCGAGCATTCCTACCGCTGCTGCTTTTAACGCTGCTTCCGGCAGCAATAATTCAGCCGCAAATCTGTCAGCTTTCTTCTCTGTAATCGTATCCTCATATTCCATATCTGGTGTATAAGCTTTTCCTGATTGAGTTATATAATGATATATTTCATGTGCAATAGCAAAAATCTGCTCATCATAATAACTTGATGTATTTAAGCCAATAAATGTAATAGTCTCTTTATCAGTCTTAAACCAAGTAATATTACCATAAGTATGTGTTCCTTTTGCATCAGAAAATGGATATTCACATAATAAAATATCCTTTTTTTCCAAAAGTAGTTTAATATCATTTCCAATAGGAACATTAGGATACACTCCAAAAGACTGTCTAGTATCAGAAGCTAAACTTTTTACTTCGAATATTTGCTTTTCATTTAAAACAATAGCATTATCTTTACTCATTCAACATCGCCTTTCTCAAAAGAAGCTGCTGTTTAGAAGCCATCATCATTTCAAATATGTGATCAACTCCTTCTTTCTCCTCTTTTGACATACTAGAACTACGATAAGCTGTATATACCATCGGTTCATTTTCTACATATAAATCAGTAATATCAAATCCAAGTATTTCAGCTAATTTTTCTAACTGAGAAATTGAAGGCATATATTCGCTGTTCTCTAATCTACCAATCATCTGTCTATTAATTCCAGTTTCTGCACTTAATTGTTCTTGAGTCAGGTTTTTTGTTTTTCTCAGTTGTTTTACGATTGCAACCATCTTTTCCTGAGACATACGTTTCATGACAATTTCTCCTCCCAAAATAAACATTGAAATATATGATACTATAAATACCAAATCACATCAAGTTCTTTCTAGTATTATACTACTATTTTTCCTATTTTGATATATATAATACCAAATTTTTATTTATTTTTTATAGATATATTCCTGATTCTTCTTAAACCGTTCTCCATTCTCTGCATGAATTCTTGCATGGCACGACTTGCACAAGGCAATAAGGTTACTTCTGTCATGAGTTCCCCCCATAGATAAAGGAGTCTTGTGATGAACTTCTTCGGTTTTCACTAAGACTCCTTTTTCATAACACAATTCACAGAAAGGATGACTTTTCACATAACTATCACGGATACGTTTCCAAGCCCTTCCATACCTACGGCGTACGGCAGGATCTCTGTCATACTTCTCGTAGCGTTTGTTTTCTTCCTTTGTATGTTTCTCACAGAACCTTCCTTCAGTCAGTTCCGGACAACCCGGGTGGGAACATGGCCTCTTTGGTCTTCTTGGCATCACTTCACCTTCCTTCCCATAGAAAAAGCCTTCGAAAGATTTCTCCCTCAAAGGCTCGTTACATTTTATTCTTTTGCTAGTATAACAATATCATATTTTATTACTGGAATTCTCTGGATTTTACTGTAAGTTTATAATTTAATAATATTTTCAGTTCTTGCTTTTATCACAGCGACAACATGATTTATATATTGATTGTACTTTTCCACGGAATTTACCGAATTCAAAAATGATTCTAATGATTCAAAGTGTGTTTGATTATCCTCTAAATATTGAGTCATTTCCTGCAAATGTGCATTTTCTCTTCTTTCTAGAACTTGATACCAATTATAATATCTGGTAAAAAACAATTCTGGAATATCCATAAATCCCTTATTTTGATTCCCCTTCAACGTATTTCCACCTGGCCACATTGGGATCAAATTACCTACATCAAAATATAAATCCACAAAATCTTTTATGCTCTCATTCAAACGATAAACATCTATATTTGCTACATTTTCTTTTTGCAATTGCAATAAAAATTTCTTACTACATAGTATCTTGCTATATATTCCATTCTTCTCTACACTCACTTTTATTTTATTTTTTTCTATCTTAAACAGTCCTTTGTTGTCTTTATTATATGCCCATATCCCAACTGCATAGATTCCAAGAAATGAAAATAAAACATCAGTCATCTCCTTACCACCACATTTGTTAGTGTAAGTCTCATTAAAATCTTCTACGCTTAAAGGCCAATTTTCATTTCCAATATCATTTTTCCACTTTAATATATCTATCACAGTCAAAGGAACTTTTTTATCATTCATACCATTTTTCCTCATAATTCAACTTTTCTCTAATTATACAATCTCCCTGTCCAAAACTCAATTTGAACAGGGACTATTCTTTACTGCACCACTTTTGGTATCTTTACCTTCTGCAGTGCCTTTTTATGAAGTTTATAGATACTGTCCACACCAACATTTAAATCATCAGCAATGTCAGACCAACCTTCATAATTCATATACCTTTTCTCCAAAATAATACGAAGTTCCTCATCTTCCACTGCTTTAATCACACCAAGAATCTCATTCTTCAAATCCACCAATGCATCAATATCTTCGTTGATTTCATTTTCTAACATCAGAATCTTAATAATAATATCTTCCATTCTGTGGGTATTCCTTGTCGGACTTCCCGGCATATCACTTAAAGTCGATGTTGCTTTGGTAGCAAGTCCATGAAGCGACTCCACCTGCTGAAGCTTTGTATTGATCTGGGTGTCTAGAAATCTCGCCTGTTTTAAATATTCTCTTGTGTTCATAATCGTACCTCCGATTGAAATTATTTTTAGTTCCCTCGGATTTACTCTGATTGTCATATTTCTTTTCTAAGCTTCTGTATCAGAAACTCCCCATCCACAGTTGTCAGCACCTGATACCAGGGTGAATGAAAGAACTTCTCTATCTGAAGTGCATCGTTCATGACATCTCTGTTTTGTGGATTCTTTTTTAATTTCTTCAAATCTCTTCTGTAATCTGAAGCAGCCTGCAGGATGATTGCATTTGCAAGTCTTTCATAAGGTTCTTCTGCCAAATACTTACCTGCCATCTTTCTTCACCTCTGCTCTCACCGCATCAATCAATGCTGACTGCGTTCCATCTTTTTCAGAAAGAGCTTTTAGGATTCGTTCATCAATGGTTCCTTCCGTTACGATGTGCTGAATCACAACCGTATCAGCAGTCTGTCCTTGTCTCCAAAGTCTAGCTACTGTCTGTTGGTAAAGTTCCAGACTCCAGGTAAGTCCAAACCATACTAATGTCGAACCACCTTTTTGAAGGTTCAGTCCGTGACCTGCTGATGCAGGATGGATAAGACCTACTGTTATCGCACCTTTGTTCCATTTTCGGATACTGTCTTCTGTGGTAAGTCTTTCATGATTCACTTTTAACTTTTTCAGTCTTTCTACGATTCGCTCCAAATCATGCTGATACCAGTAAGCCACAAGGATTGGATTACCATTCGCAACTTCAATAATATCCTCCAATGCATCCAGCTTTCTTTCATGGATGTGGCATACTTCTTTACTGTCAGTGTAAACAGCACCATTTGCCATCTGGCATAACTTTCCGGAAAGTGCTGCTGCATTTGCTGCAGTAATCTCATCGTCACCAAGATACGGAAGCACCAGATCATTTTTCATATTTTCATAATCTTGTTCTTCTTTCTCATCCATGTACACCGGATATCTGGTATTGATAAGCTCCGGCATCTGCAAGTGGTCCATCGCTTTCATGGAAATGGTGATATCAGAAATCTTTTCGTAGATTCTTTCTTCTGCACCCGGAAGTAATTTATAGCTGTAAACAACCTGACCGTTCATTTTGTCTGGTCGAAAATAATTGATTCGATACTGGGTAATGAATCTCCCAAGACGTTCTCCCATATCCAGCACCTTGAACTCAGCGAAAAGATCCATAAGGCCGTTGGAACTTGGAGTTCCCGTCAGACCTACAATTCTTTTCACTCTCGGTCTCACCTTCATAAATGCTTTGAAGCGTTTACTGCTCCAGCTTTTAAAGGAACTGAGCTCATCAATCACAACCATGTCATAATCAAACGGCATTCCACTCTTTTCGATGAGCCACTGAATATTCTCTCGGTTGATACGATAAATATCTGCTTTCTTTCTGACTGCAGCGACTCTTTCTTTTTCTGTTCCAAGGATTTTGGAATAAGTCAGATGGCTCAAATGTTCCCACTGCTCAATCTCATCACTCCATACGGTACTGGCTACTCGAAGCGGTGCGATAATCAGCACCTTACTGATTTCGAAGCTGTCATACATCAGTTCTTCGATAGCAGTAAGTGTGATTGATGTTTTTCCCATTCCCATTGCCAAGATAACTGCAGCTATGGGATGCTCCTTGATATATTCAATTGCAAATTTCTGATAATCATGTGGTCTGTATTTCATCAAGTATTCCTCCGATTTTCTCCTCGCTGTCTAGGATATATACGGGAAATCCCAGACGCTTTAACAATCTATGTCTTGATAACTGAAGTGGTCGTGGAACTTCGCCTGGTGCCTTTACTTCCACCAAGCCAAACTTCCGTCCGGGCATAAATACCAATCGGTCAGGCATGCCAGAGTAACCTTGGGCAACCCACTTCGGACAAATGCCTCCACGCTTTTTCACTTCCGTTACCAGTTTGTTTTCTATCTCTTTTTCTCGCATGGAAACCTCCCGTCACTGATAGGTGCACATCGTGGTAAGCCTTTCCTAAAACCCCTATAGTAATATTTTTTATTTTTCTATATAGGACTTTTATATAAGGAGTACCACGAGGTACACTTTTGAATTTTTCCGTTAAGACTAAGTGTCTGAAATGACCTTCTCCCCCTGCACTAACACAGGAAATCCTGACCTTCTCTTAGTGCAAGTCCCGAAACAATCATTCCCTTATTGGTCTTTCGTCTTAAAAATCCCGCTTTGTCTATCGCAGAATAAAAATCTGTCGTTGAACGAATATACTCCCCACTCTGCATACAGTAGGCTCTATATGCTTGATAGAGTTCTCCCGACTTTTCCTTAAGCTCCGATGCAACTTCGCAGCATTCATCTAAGAACTGTCCCAGCCAGTCGTTGTTCTCGCGATATTCTTCCATAGCATCTCGCACAATCTTTGGCGGCTTTGTCTTGAAATTTGCTTCTATTGCTTTTCTCGCACCCTCGATAATCCAAGCCATGACGGAAGCACCAGCTTTTTCGTATAAATAATCTGCATAGTTCTTGATATCGCTTGTTCCAGTAATCTTTGCATTGAATGGGATTACTACCAAACGACGCCAGATACCATCGTCATTGGCTCCTACTTTTGGAAGATGGTTCGTATAAAGCACCAGTGTATGAGAAGGCACAAATGCAAATGGGTCTTTGTACTTTTTCTCCGCTTGAATCTCATCCGTAGAACAGAGCTGTTTTACGGTTGCAGTGTTAAGACGTACGCCTTCTTCCATTTCCGAAGCAATGATGAGTCGCTTTCCCTTAAGCTCTGCCATCTCTGGCTTTACATTCCTCTTGCAGTTCATGGTGAGTGCTTCTGCAGATATCTTTCCTGCATAGTTCCCAAGTACACGATAAATGGTATTCCAGAAGGTACTCTTACCATTGGCTCCTCCACCATAAGCGATGATCATGTGTTCCTGATAAACCTTACCGATAGCAGCAAGCCCTACGGTTGTCTGCACATAATCGATAAGTTCCTTATCACCACAAAAGAAGGTATCAAGGGCGTCTTGCCAAATCTTCGCACCAGCATCCCCTGGAGCAACTGTTGTAATCTTCGTGATAAGGTCTTCTGGAGCATGAGCTCTGATACCATCCATTCCCTTATTCATATCAATTGTTCCCGCTGGTGTATTGATGAGGAATGGTTCTTTGTCCAGTTCATTCACATCGATAGCCAACATTGGTTTTGCTGCATTCTGGGTGTTCACAATGTTCTTATAATTTCGATACTTCATCACGAACTTCAGATATGCCTGTGCCCCAAGGAGCATGAAATATGGTCCCAAATGATTTCCGGACACATACTTTGTAAGAGCAGAGCCTCCTGCCTTTACCAAATCTTCTGGTACACCTGCACCAATGAGTGCTTCTGTGGCACTAGTCACTTCATCCTTTGCATCTTGAAGCTGAAGGTCTAAAAATTCTTCCACAGCTCCAAGTGCCAGTTCCTTGTTCTCCACCCAGCGGAGTCCATCGTGTCTTAAGTAATCCGTAGCTTTCGTGAACTTAAGCTCATTACCATACTCACGGGCAAGAATTTTCGCCTCACCAATATCCGAATAATCTTCTGGTTTCAAAGAAACATTTCTAAAATCGGAATTGTATTCTTCTGGCGATACATATCCTTCCTGTCCAGACACCTTCTTATTGAAAAATCTGACTGCACTCGCCCAAATGGTATCCAGTTCCTCACTTGGAAGCGGCGGATCACATTTCCTCGCATGTTCTAAAAATGCTTCTCTTGCCTTTTCCGTAATCCCGTAACGCTTGAGCACTCTTCCTGCAAATCTGGACATAGTGTTATTACGGCTTCCTTCTAAAATTGGACCACTAGAGGAGTATTCTTCTTCCTGTTCCGGTTCTTCGATTTCTACTAAGTCGTCAACTGTGAGCCAGCCTTCATGCCACACTATTTCCGTACTTTCTGCACCAAATAAGAATCTGGCTGCATCCAGAGCATTATCATCAAAGAAACTGTATTTCTTTTGAAGGGCACTCTTCATTGCTCCGTAGACTTGAGCGTCACTGCACTCTGCGATTGGAAAATAAATATGGTACTTCGGTCTCGCCATTTTTCCTTCTTTGGCAATCATATGGTGTCTGCTGGTCGCAAGAGCAAAATCTACATCTTCAAAAATCTCTGCAATCTTCTCAGCCGTCAGCCAGTTTTCTGGTCTTTCCGAATGGTCATTATCAATATCCATCACCAGACAGTCGGAGCTTATAAAATTATCAATCCCTCTGTAGTTATCCTTGTAGGATGCACATACATGGTCCATTCGTATTGCGTTCTGCAGTTCCTCTGGTGTCGTAACAACCACCTTGTCCGGATAACTGCAGTTCGCTCTTTTTCCAATACATTTTGCTGTAAATAAAGTTAACTGCATTCCTACGCCTCCACTAAATCTTCCGTAAAATAACGGATCTTCATGTTCTTCTTCTGAGCCTTTTTAATTTCCATCTGCATACCTTCCGATATGTCACTTCCGAAGACCCAGAGTTCCTCACATCTTCCAAGAAAGACCATGTTCATAAACATCGCCAGCTCCCTCTCCGTTTCCTCCTTCATGTACAAAGGAAGCAGTAAATGTGGCGCAAATGGAATCACACCTGCCTCCACTGCAAATCGGCTGTACTTCTTTGCCTTGGATGTGTTTCCTTCTTCATCACCGGAGAATGGCGAGCAAATGTAGACCAATGGACGATATTTCTTCTGTTCCTTCTCTATCTGTGAAAGTGCATGAAATACCGTTGGGTCTGCATAGCCTTCCTGATTTCTGTAACTCACCCCATCGGACATCACCTCTTTTCTGTAAAGTAAGGGACTTCTCCCTCCTAACTTCCTAAGTAACTTTCGCAAACACTTTTCCGGTCGAAATGAAAAATTTTTCAAAAAAATATCCGAGCAGCTATTGCTTCCTTATAAAAAGCGAAAAACGGCTCGGACTTTTTTCTTTTTCACACCGGAAAATCATCTCTCACATCCACTTAGGAAGGTGTAAGGAACGAAAGACAAAACAAATTTCAAAAACTTTTCCGAAAGACCGGAAAAAAGTCTTTCAGACCTACTTAGGAAGTTAGAAAGAGACAAAGCCTTTCGGAAAGCGAGGTACTGCAGATGCAGACAGATATGAATGCCGCTGGCGGTCTGGATACCGCTGCTACGGAAGAACTGATTGATGTTCTCATAGCCATCAGTGTGATATCCAAACGACTGGCACAGAAACTCAGACAGGAAATCATGCAAAAGGAGGAAAACAAACGTGAGTAAAATGAGCGAATTAGTTTTAGTCATTGATGAAATGATCACTTGTGGCGAAGGGATCATCAAAGCCACAAAAGAACTGACAGACTGCGGAGAACGCCTGATTCAGACCGCAAAGAAATTAAGAGAGCTTTTTAGCACAGAGGCTCCTCAGACACCAAAAGCTATAGAGGAAAAGACATATTCCAAAGAAGAGGTGAGAGGCATCTTAGCCGGCAAATCTGCCAAAGGTTACGGCAAGGAAGTCAAAGCCCTTCTTTCCAAATATGGTGCAGACAAGCTCAGTACATTAAGTCCGGAACATTATGCAGCAGTTGTTGCTGATGCGGAGGGAATCGGAAATGAGTAAACACGCTTTTTTATCAGCATCCGCTAGTCACCGCTGGCTGAACTGCCCGCCAAGTGCCAAACTCTGTGAAGCACTTCCGGACCAGACTTCTTCCTATGCCCAGGAAGGCACCGACTGTCATGAACTTTGTGCCTACCTTGTAGAAAAGGCTCTGGGAAGAGATGTCACAGACCCGACAGAAAATCTTACTTATTACAATGCAGAAATGCAGAACTGTGCGGAAGAATACTGCAGCTTCGTTCTGGAACAGTTAGAAGAAGCAAAGAAACATTGCTCTGACCCACAGGTCATGGTGGAACAAAGATTGGATTTCTCCAGATTTGTAGAGAACGGTTTCGGAACTGGTGACTGCGTGATCGTAGCAGACGATGTGCTTCACATCATTGACTATAAACATGGGCTCGGAGTCCTAGTGAAAGCCACCAACAATTCACAGCTTTTCTGTTATGCGCTTGGTGCACTGGAACTCTTCGATGATCTTTATGATATCAACGAAGTCAAAATGAGTATCTTCCAGCCAAGAAGAAGCAACACAGATACCTTTACCATCCGTAAAGAAAACCTGCTTACCTGGGCAAAGGAAGTTCTTGTACCAACTGCGAAACTTGCCTATGAAGGCAAAGGAGAATTCAAAGCTGGTGACCACTGCCAGTTCTGCAAGGTAAAAGCCTCCTGCAGAAAACGAGCAGAATACAATCTGGAACTTGCAAAATATGACTTTGCGATGCCAGCCACTCTGGATTCCATCGAGATTGCTGCTATCCTTCCAAAGATTGACCAGCTTATCTCCTGGGGAAATGACCTCAAAGAATTTGCCCTAACCCAGGCTCAGTCAGGAACCCACTACGAAGGTTTCAAAGTGGTGGAAGGTCGAAGCAACCGTAAATATACGGATGAAGCAGTTGTCGCTGCTGCTGTGACGGATGCAGGATTTGACCCATATGAGAAGAAGCTGCTTGGCGTAACCGCCATGACCACACTTCTCGGAAAGAAACGATTTGACGAGCTGCTCGGCGGGCTCATTTATAAACCGCCAGGGAAACCGGCACTGGTTCCGGAGTCAGATAAACGACCAGCCATGAACAGTGCAAAAGATGATTTTAACGACAATATTTAGGAGGAAAACGATTATGAGTAAATTCACAAACCCAACAAAAGTTATCACTGGAGTAAACACAAGATGGAGCTATGCAAATGTTTGGGATGCCAAGAGCATTAACGGCGGTACACCAAAGTACAGCGTATCCCTTATCATTCCAAAATCTGACACAGTTACTGTAAACAAAATCAATGCTGCCATCGAAGCTGCATACGAAGAAGGTCAGAGCAAATTAAAAGGTAACGGCAAATTCGTTCCCGCACTCTCTGTACTTAAAACACCACTTCGTGACGGTGACCTTGAACGTCCGGATGACCCTGCTTATGCAAACAGCTACTTCATCAACGCCAACTCTGCTTCCGCTCCTGGTATCGTGGATGCAGACCGCAATCCAATCTTGGAACGTTCCGAAGTATATTCCGGAGTCTACGGCAGAGCTTCCATCAACCTTTATGCTTTCAACTCTAACGGAAATAAAGGTATCGCTTGCGGTCTCAACAATCTTCAGAAGATTCGTGACGGAGAACCTCTTGGTGGTAAATCCAGAGCAGAAGACGATTTTGCAACAGATGCAGATGATGACTTCTTAAGTTAATCCATGTGTAACAACGACAACACCGGCGGTGATATCACTCACCGCCTACTCAAAGAAAGGATAATGACAAACTATGACAATGGAAACAATTAATATGATTTTAAACGCTATGATGGAAGGAACACTGGCAGGGATCTGCATTACCTTCTGGCTCTTTATCATTGCAATGATTTGGAAATGGTTCGTAAACATTCTCAAAAAGATGTTTAAATACCTCTTCCCAAACATGTTCAAGAAATCCGATAAAAACTAATCTTACGGCAGCGGTACTTCCCGTACTGCTGCCATTTTCTTAAATGGAGACAATCAATATGAAAGAATTATCAATCGACTTAGAAACCTACAGTGATGTAGACATAAAAAAATCCGGAGTATACAAATACACCGAATCTGACAATTTTGAAATATTACTATTTGCGGCATCCATAGATTCCGGTCCTGTAACTGTTTATGACCTTGCTTCTGGGGATGCTCTTCCACTAGAAATCATAAAGGCACTTACAGATGAATCCGTTATTAAATGGGCGTTCAATGCTTCTTTTGAACGAATTTGTATCTCCAGTTGGCTTCGCAAATATCATCCGGAGCATTTTACAAGTTACAGTATTCCTGAAGATACGGTTGGGAATTATTTAAATCCTTCCTCTTGGAAATGCACTCTTGTGTGGTCCGCTTATATGGGACTCCCGCTATCTCTGGAAGGAGTTGGTGCTGTCCTTGGTTTGGAAGAACAGAAAATGAAAGAAGGAAAAGACCTTATACGTTACTTCTGTACTCCATGTAAGCCTACAAAAGCGAACGGACATCGTACTCGTAATCTTCCAATCCACGCACCAGACAAATGGGAACTGTTCAAAAGCTACAATGCAAGAGATGTGGAAGTAGAACTATCTATCAAACAGAAACTTCACAACTTCCCTGTTCCGAAATTCATATGGGAAGAATATCATCTAGATCAGGAAATCAATGATCGTGGAATTGCTATCGATATGAATCTCGTCACCAATGCCATCGCATTTGATGAACGATCTAAAAAGGAATTAACTGAACAGATACAGTTACTGACAGATATCGAGAATCCAAACTCTGTCACACAGATGAAACACTGGCTTGCTGAAAAAGGCGTGGAAACCGACACTCTTGGGAAGAAAGCTGTTTCGGATCTCATCAAAACAGTTCCTGAAGAATTGGCCTCCGTCCTATCCCTTCGCCAGCAGCTTGCCAAAAGTAGTGTAAAGAAGTACCAGGCAATGCAAAATGCAGTCTGTAAAGATAATCGAGCCCGTGGAATGTTCATGTTCTACGGAGCCAATCGAACTGGACGCTGGGCTGGAAGAATCATTCAGTTACAAAATCTTCCTCAAAATCATATGGCAGACTTATCTGAAGCACGAAGCATTGTTGCCAGTGGAGATTACGAAATGTTGGAAACCTTATATGATGATATTCCAGATACCCTCTCCCAACTTATCCGAACTGCCTTTATTCCAACAGGAAACAAAACCTTTATCGTTTCTGACTTTTCTGCCATTGAAGCAAGAGTCCTTGCTCATCTTGCAGGAGAATCCTGGCGTGAAAATGTTTTCCGAGAAGGAAAAGATATCTACTGTGCCAGT